CAAGTTGCATCGGTTGAGTCTGATTTCTCCGGGGCTGGACTCAAACAGGGCGCTAAACTACGTGGCGACGACGGCGACCGAGATCGCGGGCCTTGCCAACAAGTCAGGGTATATCGGCTACAAGGGCCAGTTTGACGACCCGCGCTGGCAGACGGCGAATACCGAAGTCTGGGCGTATCTTGAAGTTACTCCGACGTTTGCCACAAACGAACTTGGTCAGCAGGTTCTATTACCGGCGCCGCAGAAAAACCAGTGGGAAGCGCCTATTCAATGGCTGCTGGCGCTGGGCGGGTTCTTTACTGAGCAGTTTAAAGCCGTTACCAGCATGTATTCGTCCAGCTTGGGCGAGGACAAGGGCAATCAGTCGGGCAAGGCTATTGAGCAACTTCGCAGCGAGTCGAACGTGGCAAATTTCAGTTATGCTGACAACTTGCACCGTGTCAAAACCATCATGTACCAGCAGATGTGCGTGATCTTCCCCAAGATCATGACCGGGCCGCAGGTTGTGCAGATTGTGCGGCCTGACTCCCAGCATGAAACGGTAGCGATTAACCAGATCTTCCCGGCTGATGGCATTGACCCTCAGACAGGCAAGAAGGGCAAGCGCAACGACCTGACCCTGGGCGAGTATTCTGTTCGCGTTGTGGCGGGGCCGAATTTCCAGACCCGACAGGACCAGGCTCTTTCGATGCTGCTCGAAGCCATCAAGATCAACCCGCAAATCCTTGCGAACCCGGCAGTTACGGCGAAGCTGGTTCGCATGATTGGTCAGGGCAATCCGCAGATGGAAGGCATCGCGGATCTGATCGCACCTGACCAGAACGCGGAAATGACCCCGCAGCAGATGGGACAACAGCTTCAGGTAATGCAGACCCAATTGCAGGGATCGCAGGAAACCATTCAAAAGTTGGCGCAGGCGTTGGCTGCGAAGATGCCCGAGATCGAATCAAGGGAGCGCATTGCATCGGAAAACAACGCTGTAAAGCTGGCCATCGCAGAGATTGGGGCAACGCAGCAGGATGAAGCGCGGGCGGCGGCTGATGCGCTGGCTATTACCCACATTGCTCACGAAAAGGACCAGCTTGAGCAACAGCAGATGGCGGCACAACAGGCGCAGATGGCCGACCAGCAACAGCAGCAACAGCAGCAGCAAGAGCAACAGCAGCAAGAGAACATGCCAGCCGTTGAGGCGGCAGCGCAACCGGAGCCTACGGGCGAAGAAGGAGCACTATGAGCGCAGTAGCAGAACAGGTAGAAGTAGAAGAACCCGTATTTGACAGCAAGGCGTTTATGGAAGCCCGAAACAAGGGCGTGCCGGCCGTTGTGACGGAACCGGAGAAGCCGACACCGGGCAAGCCTGAACCCGTTGTAGCCAAGGCCGAAGAACCCGAACAGCCGCGCATGTCGCGCAGCATGTCGCGCCTTCAGCGTGCCATTGGGCGGGAACAGGCGATGCGGGAACAGCTCCAGGCGGAACTGGACACGCTCCGCGGCGCTACTCGACACGCAGCGCCCGCAGAGGACGCAGAGCCGGATCGCAGCGACTACGGCACCGACGCTGAATACCTCCGGGCAACCCAGAAGTGGGATCGCCAGCAGGAAGCAAAACAGCAGGGCCAATTGGCTGAAAACGCGAAGGATCAGGAATCCCGCGCCGCTTACTTGCAGGCGATGGACGAAAAAGCCGTCGCCGATATCGCGCTCATTCCTGATTGGGACGAAGTGGCGAAAAATGCGATGGACGACGAGGACGCGCCAGAGTTTGACCCGACTCAGCAAAAAACCTTGATGGCGTTGCTATCCAATAGCGACGTTCGGGCGTTTGCCCTCCACCACTTTGCCAAGCACCCCAACAAACTTCAGGAAATGTTAGACCTGAAGCCCGCAGAACAGATCCGCGCCTTTCACCGTCTTGAAGGACGGCTCGAAAAGGCGTATGATAAACCTGAGGCCGCGCAAGCCACACCTGAAAAGGGAAAGACCGCAAGCACCCCGCAGAAGCCGGAAGGCCGGGCGGAACCGCAGCAGGAGGTTAAACCTGCTAAACCGAAGCCGTCAGCGGAAGTTGCGGCGCGGGGTGGTTCACCGGCACCTGATGAACCTGCAATCGGGTCAGTAGCCTGGATGCAGAAGCGTAATCAGGCACAGTTCGGAAGATAACCTCAGCGCTCGACAATAACAGCCAGACGTTCTCGGAACTCACTTTCAGGAGCGCGGTATGCCTATCAATTCACTGCCAGTACGGCAGGAAGTGGCGTCGGAAACTCTTCGGGTGCTCTACAACAACTGCCCTGCCTTGCGCATGGTCAGCCGGGAGTATCAGAAGTATTTCGAGCAGTCCACCCCAATCGGTACCACCTTACAGATCCCTCGTCCGTGGCGTCCTCAGGGCCGTCAGGGCCAAGGATTCCAACCCGAACCCGTTGTGCAGACCACCGTCCCGCTGACAATTTCGTACTGGCGCGGCGGCGATTTCATCTACAACGACACCGACGAAAACTTGTTCTTCGACATGAGCCGCTTCCACAAAAAGTACTCAGGTCCGATGGGCGTCATGATTGCGAATCAGGTCGAAGCCGATCTGGAGCAGTTCATTCAGGCCACATCCCCCAACTTCGTCGGCACGCCCGGAACTCTTCCGACCTCGACCAGCACCTACAACGGGGCACGCACCTCGCTGAACAAACTGCTGGCACCGGATCAGAACCGCGCCATCATTTGGCCGTCTGAATTCGAGCAGAACCTTGTGGGCTTGTCCCAGACGTTGTTCCAGCCCGACCAGACCAAGCCGTATCTCGAAGGCGTCATCGGCAAGTATGCCGGGTTCACCTTCGCTCGTTCTGAACAGATTCCCGGTATCACCGTGGGAACCTACGCAGGAACCGGGCGCGTGAACGGTGCCAGCCAGACCGGCTCCAGCCTTATCACTGACGGTTGGACGGCTGCAAGCTTGTCGCTTACCACCACCGACAAGTTCACCATCGCTGGTTGCTTCAAGGTCAACCCGAGCGGTACGCACAACGTGTATAGCGGGAGCCAGAACCTGATGCAGTTTGCGGTAACGCAGGCCGTCACGGATTCGGGCGGCGCTGCCACCATCCAGATTTACCCGCCGATCATCTCCAGCGGGCAGTTCCAGAATTGCACCGCCCCGGCTGATAACGCGATCATCACGATTGCGGGCGCTTCCGGTGCCACTGCAAATACGGCACTGTTCATGCAGGAGGAGGCTTACACCTCCGCGTTCCTGAAGCTCCACAAACCGTCTAACGTCGAATGCACCATCGTCGGCGGTGACGAAATGGGAACTCCGGGCATCTTCCTTCGGAACATCAAACAGTGGCAGTCAAGCGGCCCGTATGCGGGTTATGAGACTGACCGATCTGATGTGATTTACGGGTTTGGGGCGACGTACGCGGATCTGTTCGCGGGCGTTGTTTACGGTTAAGGAGAAACCATCATGGCGAATACCATCACTCAAACCACAGTAAGCGGCTCGTTCAATCAGGGCGCGTCCATCTTCACGGTTGCTTCGGCAACCAATCTCACGGCTCCGGTTTCCAACTTCCGTCAAGCCATCTACGTTATCAATCCGGGCCAGACAAAGGGCGAATTGATGGACGTGGTTGGACTCAGCGGCACTCAGGTTTACGTAGCGCGTTCCAGCCTGTTCCGCCAGTCATTTTACACGGGTTCGATTGTCGTAATCGCTCCCGCGCCGAATGCTGCGGCCAACTTTGGCGGCAACTTCAACGGCAGTTTCTTTGAGACTGATCCGGTTGGAAACCCCAGCGTTGCTGGTTTGTATCCAAGCGCTCCGGTGGTTACTCCGTGGCTTAATGCCACGAATGGCCTCCAGTGGCTTCAGGACGTGAATGGCGCCTGGCAACCAGGCTGGAACAACCCCGGCTCTGTCAGCGGCCCGACTACGTTGGTTTCATCTGCGGCTGGGGCAATTCTTCCCAGCGGCAGACTATTCCATGTGGACGGAACGGCGGCGGTGACCGGATTCACTATCCCTGTGGGATTCGCGGGCGGTTCGTTTACGATCATCCCCGATGGCAACTTTACTTGGACTACCGCTGGCAACATCGGTTTGGCTGGTACGGCGGTCACCGGGCGGGCGTTGACGTTCCTGTACGACACTAACGCAGCCAAGTTTTGGCCGAGCTACGTTTAAGGTGCCGTAAGTGGCACTAATCAGCCGGGTTCCTCAGCATTATTCGAGGAACCCGGAACAACTTCAGTTTGGAGACGATATGGCAATTCAGGTTTTTGGCGGTATGCAGCAGGCGGGGGGCTTCAAGCAGGCTCACAAGGAACACCGCCTCCACAATGCGAAGCAGGGCGACGAGCTGCTTCAAGTGAGCGAAGGGCTGGACCACAACGAACCCCGCGCACCCTATCTTCACCAGAGCTTCCCAACAATGCTCTACAAGCCCGACCCCGGCGAAAAGGGCCAAAAGGTCGTTATGAACGCAACCGAAAAATCCGTTGCGCTTCAGGACGGCTGGCGTGACGAACCATATCCCGTCGTTCAGGTTGCGGTACTTGATCCGGCGACGGAGAAGAAAAACCTAATGGACACGAACAATCAGCTTCAGGCTCAGATCGTCGTTCAGCAGGAAACCTTGAACCGCATGGCCGCAGAAGCAAAAGAAACTCGCGACATGCTGGCCGAACTGCTGAAGACCTCAAAGAAGAAAACGGAGTAATCCATTGCCAACAGGTCAGACCCTTGCAAACAACATCATGAGCCACTTGGGGCTAAATCCCCCGGATGGTTCGGCTGGCGCTTCCGACTCAAATACCGTTCTCAACGTGTTGAATGTGATGTGGAATGCGTGGAGCGTTGACGAGGGGCTGATCTGGGGGCAGGAAACGTATCAGGCCGCGCTTAACGCTGGGCAAGCCGTCTACTCCATCGGAAGCGGTGGGGACTTCGCTACCAGCCGACCGGCGCGGCTTTACAAGGCGTTCGCGCTCGGTACGGTGGCGTTCACGGCGACAACCACCAGCGGCAGCAAGGTGCTCACCAGCATCCCGGCGACGACAAACCTTGCATTGGGTCAGCAGGTCATTGGAGCAGGCATCCCCGCAAACAGCTTTATCACAGCCATCGTTACCAATACCTCGGCCACTATCAGCAACGCGGCTACAGCCACGGCAACGTTAACTGGGACCATCTACGCCACGACCGGCAACCGCAATGAAATAAGGATTGTGGAAGCTGGCAAGTACTACGACCACAACGATTTAGGTGCTACGGCGCGGACACCAGACGAAATTTACCCGGACTATCTCAGCAGCGGAAGCACCGGCACGATGAATCTGTACTTGTTCCCGGTTCCCAGCACGGCACCTGTGGCGCTCGAACTGGACATGGCCGTCAACTTCAGCACTTGGGCGTTGGCGACAAACTACAACATTCCGCCGTCGGTTCAGGATGCTATCGAATGGGCCACCGCGTTTCGGTTGCTCTCGACGTTTGGCGTGGCCGTTATGCCGCAGGTGGCGCAAATTGTGGCTGCTGAAGGGCAGAAGTCCGAAGCAAGGTTGCGGGCAACAAACTCATTCAATCGACAGATGCCTCCGCAAATGGTGGCTGCTCCCGGTAGCCAGCCCGTGGCGGGTGCCTAATGGCGGCTATAATGGAAGCAGGCCGCGAGGTGCTTGTAACACCTTCACGGCCCTATCACACGAGATTAGGAGTATCGCGTATGCCTACCGGACATTATACCCGCAAGTCAGAACTTGAAAGATTCACTCAGTTCGTATCGCCAGAGCCAAATAGCGGTTGCTGGCTGTGGACCGGAGCGTCAAACAGCACTGGATATGGCTTTATAAGCGCACATGGCGTGGCCTACGCCGCTCACCGTCTGTCGCATGAACTCTTCAAGGGAAAGATCCCGGATGGCCTCCATATTGACCATCTGTGCCGCAATCGATCCTGCGTGAATCCGCAGCATCTCCAGGCGGTCACCAACCGCGAGAATGCCCGGCGCGGGAATTGCGCAACCATCACTTCGGCACGGCAACTTGGGAAGACTCATTGCCCCAAAGGGCACCCATATCACGGACACAATTTGGTCGAAGTTCCTTGCCAGAGGGTTAGTACCGGGGTCAACAGAATATGCCGAACGTGCAGAAACGCTAGGGCGAGAGCGAGGGGCTGATGGCGCTACTGACTGTTTCCGATTACATTTACGCCGCTCTTCGGCGTTGCGGGCAATTACGGCCTGGGGCTACTTCCGGGACAGACCTGATGAATGACGCGCTCGATTCGTGGAAGCTGATCTACGATTCTATGAACGCCAAGCGGACGAACGCTTTCAGCATTCCCGACTATGTTTACCCTGTTTCCACCTCAACTAGCCTTGATGGGATCTATGGCGAAAACGTTCAGTTCAGCATCGGGCCAACCTTCACGGTTGATCTGACGCTGCAAACTTCCGTTACCGCGTTATGCACCAACACGGCAGGGCTGAACATTGGACAAAGCATCACCGGCAGCGGAATCCCTGCATTGACCACCATTCAGGGCATCAGCATTGATACCAGCATTACCCTGAGCGCAGCCGCAACGACCAGCGGACCGATTACCGGCACGGTAGTGGCGTCCTTTACCGG